CTCCTTCAATTCCCGTTTCTGAGCCCGCAGCTCAGCATTCAACGCACGTCGTGTAGGGTTCCGAAGCACACGGAACAGATGGTGATGCTCACGCAGATACTCGCCTTTTTTCATGCGGATAGTCTTGGCGGTCTTGCGCCGACCACTGCGGCCACCATCGGTCTTCAACTTCAGCTTACGTATATTTATGGGTTCCGGGTTACCCACGTCCTCTCCCCTCGTATACAGATCCGTACGATCGCCTGTTTCGTCCGGAAAGCCAACTGGTTTTGTATACTCATCGTCCGTGAATCCAAACTTGTTTTCGAAGCCATGTATCGGAGCGTCACTTTTGTTGTTTTCAAGCCTCCACTCCTTCGCCATAGCCGTGGCTATGAGTGCCTGTTTCGCTTCATCAAATGTTCGGTAGGTCTTCCCGTCGAGCACGTCATTGTTTACCAGGATGACGTATATATCGCCCATTGTTCATTCCCGAGATTACTTCAACGCACGTACGCTGAGGATATACAGGAACATGGCATTGACAACGCCCAGGATTAACGCAGGAGCCGACCGGAGGAACATGGCGAATCCACGCTTGGGCGACACGGCCATCACATACAGCTCAAACAGCACCACGAGGGCAGCCGACACAGCCACCAGCCAGAAGATGACATAGTAATATGTCTCAATCGTGTCGTTCGATACTTTCTTCGTTAAGTCGGACTCGGTTGCCATTTATTTATGACGGCGACGAGTTTTGCGTCGGAGGTCTCCATCGTGCTTGGGATTTCCATCGAGGAACGAATAGACCCGAGCCATTGCCCACTGTTCCTTGCTGAGCTTCTTGCTATACGGGGCATTCACGCCCTTCTTGAAGGTTCCCTTCATTCGCACCGAGGTGGGGTTCGTCTTGTACGCACCGATACCTCGGTCGTACACCTGTTGGAGAATGGGGCGGGGAATATGCGAAATCTTGGCCAACTCTCCAACCGAGTATCCGTGTTCAGGAAGGTTGTGTTTGCGGAGGAACCGGAGACGATGTGTGTTCCTGGCGGTCTTGCGACGGCCACCTCCCGCAGTGTCAAAGACCTCGTGTAACAGGGCAAGCTGTTCACTTGCATCCATCGTATCTTCTCCATCGTCCCCAGCATCTGTGAACACCGCGATGGTTTCCAACGCATCACGCAGGCGTGCGACGAACACAGGGTCATCCTTAAGTCCGCGACTCTTAATCGTCATTGCGAATTTTGGGTCACCAAGTTGGGAAGCGATAGCACTCGCCTCCGGAAACAGCGTTCTGGGATCCGGCTCCTTCAGTTTTGCCACCAGTCGTTCAGGTACAACCCTCTTCTTGTCCGTCGCCGCTTTCAGTTCGAGGAATTGCTGCTTCACATTGGGATACGGTGTAGAATATCCCCATTTTGTATACGTCGCCTTCGCAGCCTCTGTCAGTGGATATAAATAGATGAAAAACGCCCCGTCCCTCTTGGCGTCTTCGACCAATTTGGCATGGAGTGCCTGACCAATGCCCCTGTGCTCAGGAGATGGAATACGGGTCGCACTGATTTCGGAGAGATATACGTAGATACGACCAAACCGTTTCCTGGTTTCTGCCATTAACCAACCGACGATTGTGCCATCGGACTTCTGTGCGACGTAATGCCGAACGCGGATAACCGTCTTGTGACTCTTTTCACATCCGTGAATCCAAGGAAGAACGCGTGGGTCAAAAGGTCTCGGGTCGCCAGTTTGCTGACTGTCGGCCAACCTTGCCAGCTCCTTGATTTTGGCGAGGTCGGTGGCACAATCATACGCCGTGACCGTATATGCAGGTTCGCGTGCCGCAGGAACCTCGGCCATTATTAACCCCCTAGACAATCTCATACCTGCTCACATCATTGTACGGTCCAATGACCGTGTGCAGCTTCCCGTCCTTCTCGAACGTATGACGCGTGACGCCGCCACGCCACGGCCCATCTGGGTAATCGTCCTCCGTCTTCACGAACCGGCCGAGCAACTCACCTGTCTTCTTGTCCTTGTACTGCTTGGTGGGATCCATTTGGGTTGGTTAGCGAGGTGTAGGTAAATTACTGGCGAGTTGTGGGCGTAATGCGTCCTTTATCGTGTTCCCGTCCTTCTCGGCTCGTTCCCACTCACCAGACTCATAATCAATTGTCTGTGTGGGGGATCCGTTGATATAGTACAGCGTGATGCGTGAGCCGATTGGATATTTGGTTCCAAGCCACACACCATGTAGCCCCGAAAGTTCAATCATTCGCCCCGCGACGCGAACTACGTGCGACATTTTGTGTATAGACTCGCAGTATGTTAAAATGTCGGAGTACCGGTAACTTTCAGCATTGACACGTTACCCTATAAAATGGACAGCGTCGTAACCGCCGTGATTGACAAGTTCAAGCAGCGGTCGGAGTTTGGGAAGGCAAAGTATGGAACGGACCTTGACCGTAAGGACCTTTCCATTCTTGAGTGGATTATCCACGCTCAGGAGGAGCACATGGATGCTATTTTGTATTTGGAGAAGCTGAAGGTCGAGTTGCGGGCTCAGAACGTGCTTACCGTCACTTCGACGGCTTCGGGTCGTTAGACTGACCTGATGAACTGCCATTGCAAGTATTCGCATATTTTGGCCCAAATCGTGTCATGTGCGATTAACCTGTCCCTCGACTTTAACAGCGGAAAATAGGGTCGGTACTCATCAAGGTCCAGCAGCTCCATGAACTTGTACAGGATGTACGAGTACGATAGAAAGTTCGTGCGGTCATTCGGGCAGTACAGCAGGAACGGAGCCTGAATCTCCTGGAACATGGCTCGGATTTTCTCCTCAATCTCCGGCGTAATGGTGGGTGGAGGATTGCCGTTCAACCGCGAAAGAATGTGAGCCGCATGCTCATAGAACTTGGAGCGACCCAGCTTCTTCAGAATCTCACGAATCTCCTTCTCCGTCAAGTCGGCAATGTTCGCAATTCGCCGCTTCTTGATTTCCAGAACCACCTCGTTCATCACCTCCTCGGGAATCATGGTCGACTCCTTGGCCTGAAACTGGTTCAGAATCTCATTGAGGTGGTTAATCTTCTTGTATGCGTAATTGTTCCTTTCCTTGGGCGGGTCGCGAAAGGACGGAAAGTCGGACACGACCAGCGAATACTCCTCAGACCCGCACTTCGGACAGACCAGAATGCCCTCTGAGCTAATCTCCTCACGGGCCACGTTACACCCAACACAATGCTCCGTCATTTGCTGCATAGCCTCCGGGTTGTTGGCCAGCTTCATGCGGGACACATACTCGTCAAACATCCGCTTCTTGGACGCACCCACTGACTCGGATGGCACGCTTGCCGCAAAGAACTTCATGAACGTCGCCGCATCCTTGGGTGTCTGTGCGGGTTGAGCCGAGGCATCCGGACGATTGTAATAATCCATCAGGATGTCCATGTTCTTCAAGTAATAGTCCTCCAGTGGGTTCTTTTGGGCTAGTTCGGCTTCAATCTCGCGAATGCGGGCCTCCCACCCGGAACACGTGACAACATCGGCAATCTCGTTGGACGCACGCAAGGACTCGACCCGAGCACGTAAAGTGGCCAATTCGGTCTCCAGTGCGGTATCATGAGACTTCGCGTCCCGTAACCCATTCACAACGTCCTGATGGACAGAATCAAGCGTCCCCATTGACGTGGAGTCCGCTTCCCGTGTTTTCCGGACCCTGAACACGTCCATATAGTTCGTCTTCCACTTGTTTCATGAAAGCAGAATTGTCGCAGATGATCGGTCTCTGCTTCCGGACGGCTGACAGCAGTGTCCGGAAGTCGATGCCAAAGTTCTTGGATACAAACGTCAAGACCAAGAAGGCCGAGCGATTGACACCTGCCTTGCAATGGACAAAGACCGTTCCATTGGTTGACCGCAGAAAGAGCCGCATCCAATTCTCAAACTCGGGGTACCAATCTAAGATATTGACAGCCATGGAGTCGATGGCGTGGAGTTCCGCATAGTTTCCCTGATGTCTCGTTCTCCACCACACTGGACAATCGTTCGCAAACGCACAATTGACCACATGGGTAATGCCATATTTCGCAGTAAAGAGCGGAGTTAGCTGATGTCCAGCGCCGAGCAGGATACGGGGATAGACCCACGCCGGCGGACACTGCATTGTGTGGATCACACACTATCCGAGAAAGCTTGAGATAACGATGTTCACAAAGTGGGCAAGAACCACCGACGCACCGCTCAGCACCGCGGCACCCTGGTAGCTGACCACGCCATTGGACGTGTATGCCGAGGGAATGTACTGGAGGAGCAGGTTACGGGGCGTGGCCAGAGACAGCACAAATGTGGACACAAAGAAGGCGACATACAGCTGGAGGTTGCGAAACATGAAGGTCATGGCCGGCAGCGACGGCTTGAACGACGGAGCGAACCCAGTGGTGCTCGGACCCGGACCGCTGGCCTCGGGATACACCGGCGGAGCAGACTGCGGACCCTGCGGACTCGGGAGGAGAGCGTCTAACGATGTGGAGCCTTCCATTGTTTATGAACTAGACGGGATTTCGCATTCAGCGTCTTCCACGCGATAGCGGTAGCACTTTCCATCGGCCTTGACGATTTTACTTGTCACTTCGCTGACAGGCATAGCCAGGGTCTTCATGACTCCAAAGCTACGGTGGAACAGCAGCACCGCCAACCCCAGGCCGATGATGAACGAAAAAAAGGGTGCTCCGCGGTGAAGCACATTGGTGATGGGCACCTTCATTACTTCTGAGATGCGAGGAGATTCAGAGAGTCGGGTTCGGATGTGCACGGCACCTCGGTCGACTCAAAGCGAACACATCCAGTGTCCGTGTGGAATACCTCGCGGTCACCTGGCTTCGGAACACCGACCGACTTGCGTGTCGGCGGAATAAACACCGTTCCAATCACGAATCCTGTCAACAGACCAGCCACCAACCAGGGAAGTTGAATCAGCATCCTTATAACTTGCCAAGTTTATCCACGCTGAGCATTGTGAGACTGTTCGGATGGGGGTTCTTCTTCAGGGCCTCAATCGGCCGAACCACTGTGAACCAAATCATCAGCTGAAGGAAGAGTCCTGCGATAGGTGCGAACCCAGTTGTGATTGTCATGATCGCACGCATCAGCCATCCATAGACGGGTGTACCTCCAACATACTTTGCGAGCGTGGCATTAATCTTCGAATACTCGCACAGTGCGGCGAGGGCACCCATGACCAGTGCGGTCAGTCCAACGACATACTTGGAGAAGATACCGAGATTCTCCGTTGTGTACTTGGTCGGGTCGCCCGCGGCTCCTTCCATCGGCGTGAGTTCAATGCCAATGTAGGTCCACTGAGTGTATGTCCAAATAACCATCACGGTCCAGAAGAGGGCAAATCCAAAGAGGAACGAACCCTTGGCTGCGAACATTCCCATGTCCTTGAAGATTTCAGAAGGGGTCTGAATCAGCCGACCAAACACTGACCGCCCACCGATTGCCACCTTGTCACCTCCGTCTTCGAACTTCTCCTTTGTGGGAACAGGAGGCGGTTGAGCGGATCCAACCTTGTCGATGTGATGCGGAATACCCTTTTCATCGGTGTAATCCACAACAAGTCGAGGAGGAGTCAACCGCAAGGCCTCCGCATCTGCGGGCGTTACAATGCGGTTATCCTTCCGCAAATCCGCATCGAGTTTGGCCATGGGCAGTTCGATTGCTCCGTAATTTTCTGCTTTGATTTTCTCGAGGATATCTCGGACGTCGAGCGTTTGCGTACCGACAATGTAGTCGGCTTTCGTCAACTTGACCTCGCCCATTGTTAAGTAGCAAATACGAGATTTGCGAGACCGCTCACGATACGCAAGTAGTTAATGGACTCGACGTACACACCGACGGTATACGTGTACAAAAAGATGATGTTGTTATTCGCAATCGACGGAACGATGGAAATCACCTGGTCGGGCGTGTACAAGTACGACCCATCCGCCTGCGGCAACAGGTCTCCAGGTGGAATCACCACTGGATTCTGACTGAGCGCAGTCGACTTCAGAATACAGACTACGCCCTGAGAGGCAGCGGTCACGGAGACTGGCAGTGGTTGCTGAAGAGAGACGCGAAGAACGACCTTATTGATCATACTTCCATTCAGAGCGCCGCTGGGCTGATACTGGTCATTGTTCAGGGCAAACGAATACATGTAGACACCCGGAAGCGTAGACGGCTGTTCACCGGTTGTGTGCTTGTACTGCTGAAGCAGAGAGAAGTAGGTCTTTGGCTTCGTCTTGAATCGCTCGTTGCCATCGAACAGCAGCTGACCATCCACAACTGCATCGCGTGGAGACACTGATGAAATCTGATACTGGCCAGACGAGTACAACAGGTCACCTATCGCCGGAGTTATAGCCGAAAAGGGGGCGCGGTTCGAACTCGGCCAATTCGTATAGTTGTCCCAGTCGTTCATCGATTGTTTGTCCGACCGCTGGGCGACGAAGACAATGCGGGTCACCATGTTGAACATGGGGATTTCCAGGTCCGTGTTCGCACCATACTGACCCTCCTTGATGACATGAGTCACCTGCTTGAGCAAGAACGTCTGGTCAGCGGTTGCGAGCTGGTTCATCTCCATGTCGGTCAGGTAGATGAAGTTGCCTTCCAGATAGGGATTCGCATAGAAGGTCGTAACTGCCGCGGAGGATGAAACGCCTGCCATGGTCGGTGGGGTCAAAAACAGACCGATGGGATACGAGCCCGTGGGCTGGATACGCTGTCCATAGGTAGTATTCGCGGGATTCACGTCAATCACTGTATACAGTTGGTTCAGAGGACGCAGTGTTACATTGATGTAGGTCTCTGAGTTCTGCATCGACACAAGCGGAAGTGCCAGACCCGGGTTCTCCGCGAACCAGAAGTGGAGAGGAATCACCAGCTGACGAGAGCGAATGGACGGCTCAGGGGTC